GTCTACGCTGTTTTGGTCACGCATGTCCTTGCCCCCACTTACGTGCCTCCTGGCACGGTTGGGTTGGCGGGATGATTGTGACAGAGGTATAGCTACCTCTTACCATGATGTTGCACGGATTGTCGACCGTGAGGCCGACGAACAGCTTGATAACCTTCCATCACTGGAAGTCCAACAAGCTGGACCCATGCTCTTTGGACCTTTAAACCGGTCCTACATCAGACATATCTTTAAGTCCCATCCTGATTTTATCTTACGAAAGTTTGTTGGATCAGGGTGGGTGTACGCAAAGGATCTCCCATCTTGGATGAGGAGGTCCCTCCTTACAAGGCTTCATTGGTTCAAGCGAGCTTCACGTCCCGTGAGGGATAAGCTGTTTGAACTTGTTGGGGACGAGGAGGGCTGGAAAGCCCTACGGAAAATGTTCGTCTCTTGCGAGATGAGGATGAATTCCGTGATCCTCTCGGATCCAGACCGTCCCTATGAAGCTTTTGATAGGATTAACTGTTCTTTAGTTTCAAACACTTTGAATAGAAAGAATTACCATAAAGCCCTCAAGGGCGTTGTCAAAAAGGCTCGTAAGAGTATCATGACTGGTATTATTCCTTCAATTCCTCGTGAATTCTCCTGGATGAAGGAGACGCTTAATCGCATCGCTGCGAGAGTGGATTCCCGGTTACGGGAATTAACGCTTCTTCAAACCAGGGCCTCAGGTCTTCCGACCTCAGGACAGAAACTGAATTCTTTACAGGATTGGATTGACCTGACTACCAACACTCCCGATGCTTCCATTGAACTCCTTGCGGAGATTGATGGATTGCAAAGTTATGTGGAGGAGACTATGGTCATAAACAAGTCGACTGTACCAGAGACACATGTCTCTCTAGGAGCCTCCTCTTGCCGTGAGCGATCACGGAAGAAGGGAGGGAAAACCGCGTTCGCACGCGATCTTCTTCTTAGCTCTCCTGACATCACAAGGATTGACTTGGAAACAGGTCAAATCACAGAGGATGTCATCAACAGGAGAGAAGAGACTGGTAACTGGCTATTTCATTATTCG